CTCGACCTTTGACTCTTTAAGTTACCTTAAAGACTTCGGTTTTAGTCTAGGCTCGGTTTCCTGAGTCTTTGACTATAACTGAATGTGCCCATACACGTGTCCAACGAAGGATACGTGCCTCTCCCAATTGTATTCCAACCCTCCCATCCGGGAGAATGTTAGAATAAACTGGTTGGCGTAACTTATAAGCATAGAGCGGTAGACTTACACTGTCGCAGACGGCCCAGTACGCAACCTGCTGTACTGAGAGTGTGAGGCAATGGAAGTCGCCATGCTTATTACGCTTATATTTTGATGAGTCTTCAGTAATAAAACCGAAGTCTCCTTCAATATAAGGCGTATAAGGTAAGCGTTTATGCTTATTAGTGGCAAAAGTGATGATAGCTGTTAAAGCATCCTTCACTAGAGCCATATCGTTACGCACTCCCCATCTGTATAAACGATTGTGGAACCTAATAAGTTCGAACAAATCGTTGTTACAGACTTCTTTTTGAAATGCGGGCGTTACATCTTCAAGATTGAAGAATTGAGCACCGCAACTCTCAAAGAACGGTCCTTCCTTAAACGACTTACTGTTGTTCACAGTAAAACCGAAATAGGTTAGTGCCTTAGTGACGCCATCATATGCCCCTTTCGGGACAATAATGTCGTCGCCATAAACACTTACGGGACCTGGGACACCCATAAATTCACACGACGTTTTAGAAATTGCCCAGAAAATGAGCGATTCTAATTCGAAAGTGAACGCATTCCCCATTGAGGAGAATTTCTCGAGCAAATACCACTTACCGTCGAGGTACGACTTTGGTGATCTAAGATCACACAAATAATCGTACCAAGCTGGTGGTAGTAAAAGCCCGACTAGGGTGAGAGATAAGGTGTCACTAGCACATGATAGGTCTAGTGTAGACAAATCGTCTACAAGAGCCCTAAAGGCTAGATCTTGATTAACCTTCTGGTCATCAAGATCGACACCGAAACCTTTGAGACGTGAGCGAAAGAAGCGGCCGACGCCCTGCTGCAGAAAAGCATTTGCAGTGGGCTCAGCCGCTATCATTCTATCCGTCTTAGCGGTTTTGGGCACAGCAACACAGCGATTGCCTTCGACAACGTTGAATTCAACGTTTCCCGATTTGAAACATTCGTTCCAAACCGGGTCGGCACAAACTCTTTGTGCGTGTGGAAGACATCGAGGTGTTACAGTCAAGGGTTGGAACATTTTGTTAGCGGTAGACGCATTACTTCGACGGATGTCGAAAGTAGCACCACCGCTCCAGCGACAAAGTGGATCTAACTTTTCATATATAGGGTATGCCCCGATAACCTCTTGGATTTTACGCTTAACTTCGAAAATGAAGTTTCGCGGGTGATTTGATTCACCACGAGAGATTCCGGACAAATGCATATTCGTATGAAAGTTAGACATCTCGCAAGAATTCCAACTTGCGATCGCGACCTCTCGAGGACTATTCTTTGTACTCCAGCCCTTCCACTTTCGTAGAAGAGATACGAGCAGAAAGTCTTTTGAGAAACTCGCTGGCACTTCGTACGAGTTTGCATCTAATTCTAAAGCAAGATACTTTTCAGCATCCTGTAAAGAATCGATACAAGCTCTGGCAATCGGACCCTTAAAACGTTTACACAGAACACGCATCACTGCGAGTTCGATACTATCACTAGTACGTGTAGACATGACTGTCTCCAATAAAGGTTAAGGAATGAAGAGAACTAAAATTACATTAAGTAATTGAGATTCTCAACAACGTTAACCACGTTAGAGTCAGCCAGGAGGGCGGATACCATCTTACGTAGGTTCTTCCGATCAAGAAGAGCCGAACGCTCGGGTACTACAAATTCTGTAATAACCCGTGGGATGTATGCCACTGTAGGAGCCGGTGCAATTCCTGAGATAGTCGAATTAGTGACGTTCTCAAGAACAGGCTCGTGCAGTCCGATTTTGAAGCGTGCAACACGCTTCGCGGATGATTCGCCAGGTTGTGGGGTATTCGGTTGTTTAATATCAACCGAAATCTTCCAGAAACCAATGGCATTGGAAGCAGACTGGTCAATAAACCAGAATACTCCCTTATCATCTTTGCCAACTGGCGTAAAAGTGTGTGACACAGGTGTTCCCTGTGCGTCTGCAAGAACAATTGCAGTTGCGGTTGCCATTTATGGCTCCCTAGTATGTCGGGTCATGTGATGTGCAAAGAACCCAACGTTAACAATCAGTGAAGCAAGCATTGCGACACTGACTATAGCTAACGGTTCGATGTACAAGATTGTCTCCGTGGGTTAAAGTTATCTCTTAAGTAGCACGCCCAAAAGCGCTGCTGCATTAAGAAGACGTTGACTCCCTAGATCTACCTTAAAGGAAGGTAATCTAGGACATGGGTACGACGATAGCTTAACCCTATTCAAGTAGCGATACTTGAGGCTAGAACTAGCGACGCCTATGGTCTCAGCATTTCCGAAACTCCCCTTATAAGTGGAGTCCGTAAATGTCCCCTGAGTACAGTAGCCATCCACGAAACTATTACCGTAGAGTAATGATGTTTCAAGGTCGCGGATATATCCGCCAACGTTGAAAAACCAATCTACGATAAAAGAGTATGGGATGAGCTCCCACGCAATTGTGATCGGGTTAAGAGAAATCCAACGGTCAAGATTATGACCTTTAGTTTTGAATCTTAAACCGAATTCACAGACGTGCAATCCTTTGTGGACTGGTCTTCCGTTGAAAACGCCGACAGGTGTCGGTACGCTAACATTGGAAGAGTACGTTACAGTATCTTGGGACCTAGCTTTAACGCGTTCGATCTCATTTAAGATCAAATTCGTAGCTTCGTCTAAAGAACCGTAAATATCATCCACTAAAGGGCGCCAACCATATTGGAATTCCAGCCAAGCTGAAGAAATTGCACTTATACTGGATTTACCACCCAGTTTAAGTTTTGCAAAGAGTTCAAGTTTGTCTGTAGCTCCAAACATCCGGGTGGTTTGACCCGCCTGGGCAAGAGCCGTAGAAAGATCGAGAGTTCCTCGAACTTTCTCGTTAAGCTTGGATAAGGCCGCATTATAAACATGCGGTGCATTATCCCACAGCGCGCAAGGATCTATGTTATCTTTCTTAGTCTGAAAGTAACCAGATATGCTAGCTGTGTAACCGTCGGATCTATTCGTGATAACATAGCCGTTCAGATAACGTCTATGATAAGCACTATAGCTCCAACTGTTAGCTTTCTTGCGGTCGCCATGCACTATACCGCTAGATCCGACGCTAACGCGAGCACTTATGGAAGGCATATCATAAGATTGATGCAAACCCTGGTAATTGTTATACCATGGTAAGTAATCATCTACATGATATGAGCCTGCATAAACCTCATTTCGACTCTGCAATCGTATCTCCTTTGCGGTAGGACGGGAAGCTTACAGAG